GTGGGTGGCTTAGGCCACGCATAGAGTTTTTCTAGTCATCATTTGATGCCAGTAGTAGCACTTATAGTCCTTAGGGGCTATTTAGTGTGTTTACTGAGAAGTGTTACATGTCATGTATAATGTTGCTAAAGATGATATTGTTTTAAGCACTTCGAAATTTTATTGGGTATAGTAGTGCAACGTCTACTATATCCTTTCTCTCTAATTAGAGAGATAAAATCAATATGTCCACCTTGTACTCATTTTTGAGTACATGTTAATTAGTCAGTGGAGGAAGAACTAAACTTTGCAGAGAAGAATTAGTGTTTGCAAACTAAGGAATAGCTCTGCAATTTATGCTTTTAAAAAGATGATCGGTTAATTCGCCGTCATTTCACTTCCTATATGGAAGTGTTTTATAAGGGATTGCTGTCGTGAAAGATATCTTGCGTAAGAAGAACGTGTCTAAGGGGAAGAAAAATTCATCCCCTATAGTTAGTAAGGAAGAAATTCGTCAGAGGAAGGCTCTGGAAAAGGAGCGGAAAACTAGGATAGAAAGAGATAAAACCAGATTGAATGATCTGGATACCGTTGTGCATAAAAAGAAAAGTAAGAAGATTGTTCCCTATGAGGGAGATCATAATAATATCTTGGATATCCCAGTGAAGCAAGATCATGAATTCGATGATTTTCTGGACAATATACCAGATTCAGAATTCTTTGATGAGAGTGATATTCCACCTGTTCATAACAACAATGTGGATATGGGTATATATAGCATTCCTGTAGAAGAGGAGAAGAAGGAGATTCCTCAAGTTGTCCAAACGCCTATGAAATCTCTTGGTCGGACTCAAGACGACTTAATGGGAGTTAAACGAGCTAAAATGGAATTCAAAAAAGCTAAGAAAAAAGCTATTGGTCTAAACGCTATTAATAAGCGTAAAGAACGATCTAGAATGAAAACAAGTGAAAGAGTATTTTCAGATTGCTTTCAAATTGATACTCTGGATGAGGCTATAGCTCAGGAGATAAAAGCTCTAAAAATTAAGGAGAGCATAGAGAGTTGTGCTAAATTACAAAGGAAAAAGGTCGACGAGAAGATTGAACAGACTAAAGGCTCTCCGAATTATCTTCGAAGGAGAGAGGCAGCCGAACTTAGAAAGATGAATATAAATAAGAAAGCTGCCAAGAAAATTAGGAAAAAGAAGAATCAAGAAGAGAGGAAGAAAACAAAGATTCATGTTGAGTCCTTGGAGGAAACCATAAATATTGATAACGTAGATGTTAAGCATGAAAATGAAGTAAACAGTTTGAATTGGAAGCCTTATGAAGAGACTGGAGGTGAAGGACCAGAATTTTCGGTGAATCAGTCTCCTATGTATGAAGAGAGTAAAACGTACTTTCCAGATCAAACGTCAGACATTTTACAGAAAGCGCGTATAGCTTCTGATGAAGCTTGTGCTCAACTAGATAAGAAACTTCTAGAAATACAACAAGATGTTAGACAACGAGATCCTACTTTGAAACTCAGTGAGTTATTTAAGAAGTATGGTTTTAAAATATCGCTAGACTTATTAGAAAAGTTCTATTTTATATTGCAACTAGTAGTTGACAAGTTTAAGATAGGTTATGATTATTTAGTTGAGTTTATTGATAAGTTGTTGGTTCTTTGTACTCCCGCAATCGAAGAATTATTACAGGTAAATTTTTCGAAGGTATTCGATTGGACGGGTTATTTGTTGGATTGTGTTGCTTTATTCATAGCAATATACTTTATTAGAGACAATGCCTATATGGGTATATTTATACATAGTATCACATCTAAATATATAGGTGACGCGGGGGGTATTTTACTAAGTTTAATTTCGACTGTGGTTTCCATAATGACTAAGCAAAGCGAAATTGTTGTCGAGAGTTTCGATTGTGTTACAAGTTTTCTTGATACCATTTTGAATAGTGAAGTTTTTTCTTGTTTTAGGACTCTTTTCCTATCGTTATTTTCTTTTAAAGTTTTTGGAGATAGAGCCAAAGGCATTTTAACACTTTTCTTTGGAGGCAAGGAACATGGATCTATTCTACATTTAGCAAAATCAGTGTTTGTAGTAATTGAACGGTTAATAGCCATATCAGCATTGATTCTTGGTGGAATGAGTATTAGTGAAGCCTTGTTATCACAAAATCCATTGGATTTATATGTTAAAAAGTTGAATGACTTACTGGCAAGTGATATATATTATGGATTACCCAAAGAGGGTAACATTTCAGCTAATGAGTTTTTAACGCAATTCCGCGATATACAGAATGACCGAAACGCACTGCTTAAAACACGTATTGTGAATAATTCGCGGTGGGTATACATAGAAGGCTTGTATCGGGATGCAAGATTGAGATCAGAAGGTATTAAGATAAATATTGAGTCCCATCGAGTGACACCAGTTTCTATAGTTAATTGCGGGGATCCTGGAGTAGGAAAGAGCACAATGCTAGATACAGTATTGCGCGTTTTATGCTCTGTTCATAATTGGAAATATGACCCTAATATTGTGTATGCCAAAGTTATATCCTCGGAGTATTGGGAAGGTTATGATCCTTTATGTCAAAAGATTATACACCTGTCAGAATTAGGCAATGTTTCTAAGAAGATAGTTGAAAATTCAGGGGATCCAAACTTGAATTTATTTTGCACCTTGGTTAGTCAGGAGAAAATGAATTTAAATATGGCCGCTGTCGACCTCAAAGGGAAAATATCTGCCTCACCATATGTTGTTTATATAGATACAAACAATGAGAGTTTGAACGCTGATGCGGCAACAGGACATGGAGCGGCAATTAGAAGGAGATCAATCTATATTGAACAGAAAGTTAATGAGCCCTATAGAAAAGAAGGAGGTTCGTGTGAATTGGATGTTTCTAAAATAGATGGTGTAGATTATGATGATATTTGGACTTTCACAGTATACAAGTATCAAAGTGTCGATGCTCATAGGTCAAAGAAAGAATTCAACTATATATATAACTATTCACAAGTCGTTACACTGTTAGTTGATTTGTTTAGGGCGCATGCTATTAAATTAGACAATGCCACTTATGTTAGTGATAATATAGGAAGTAAGATATCCAAAATTATGGAAGCCAAAGTAGATGTAGAAGCTGAAGAAATGAAATTTCCCATAGTTGCTATGAGTTGTGGTACTGAATTTGATACAACGCCCATTTCGTACTTTGAAGAAGGTAAGGGAGAGGAATCACATCAAGTGAATTGGTGTACTTGTGGTAATATTGAGGGCCACACAGTTTATTGTCAATTATATGAGGGGAGACACTACATTAATGAACGTATGTTTGAAGTTTCTGAACAACGTGGGGTTATTGAAGTTGAAGCTAATGATAACTATATTACTAGAATAGTAGAAGTTATTCACAACAAATTTTATAGTCCACGTGCATATAATATGTTCCAACACTGTCATAGAGTAGCGGCATATACTTCGAAAGTAGGCAAATACTGTTTGGCAGAAGCGAATGTCAAAATGCGTCTTTGGGCTTTGAATGATTATATCAAAGATGAATTTCAATTTGATTTGAAATTGTTATTTATCTTGTTATACTTATTTTTAATTATATACTCACTATGTGGAATTGGTTATGCATTTTTTATCGGCATTAATTTACTATTTTTCTATGCCCATCAGATAAAGAATTTATCACTGTCTGGATTAGCTCGTCGTTACGTTAAAGGCAAACTTTTACTGAAACAGGATATTGCGGAGCGAGATAGAAGGAATGCATGGAATGATTTGCGTGACTATGTTACTGATGATGTGTTCGTGGCGGATTCCCTATCATTTCTTTCACGTGAGGTATTATGTGTCGCCGGAGCAATCACGACTATAACGGGAATCTATACATTGACAAAGTACCTGCGGAGAGCACGACCTCAGACCGAAGCTTCAGACAAAGATATGAATCATATTGAGGAAACAGAGATTTATGGTGTTAGCAAAAGCTACACTCGTGTCGCCAGCCCGCAAATGTTGAATTGGACAAATGCACAAAAGAATGTTGTTAGAGCTACCTATACTGGTGATGAAGCTAGTTTTATAGCTATGGTAAGTGGTAACACCCGACATGTTATGATAACTCGTAACGAAGGTAAAGATATAATAGTAACATACGCTTATGCGTTAATGATTAGGGGTCGGTATGGACTGATGAACAAGCATAGTTTTCCAGAAAAGGGTCTTGTTTCTATCAAGGTTAATACTACTGGATTGAACCAACAAGCATCATATACGGTCGAAACTGTTGTTAATTGTGAGAAGTTGATAGCTGTCCATGAAGATGTAGTTTTGATTAAGTTTCAAGGGGCGGAAGCTAGGGATATAACTAAGCATTTGTATAAGCAAATATTAGATATTGGTACTGGTTTCGTAGTAACTACACCAATTTCATTCGTCCTTGATACGGAAAAACTTAAGATTCGCATGAACGGTGATAGGGGATACATTAGTTACTCACCCACATATCGATACGAATGGATTGGACATTGTAAAGGCAAATGTGGATTACCATTAATAGCTAAATTACATAATAATTCATTTTGCATCATAGGACTGCATAGTGCTGGTTCAGATGCCAACCCCACCTCCTATGCCATTCCATTAGCAACTATTGATTGGACCAAAATTGATGAGTTGCGAGCGGAGAGTATTGAGTTGGATATCAGTGATTTGCCATTAATAAGTCCTTCAGAGAGAAGTATGACCAGATTTATACCTTTGACTACCATTCAATACTACGGAAGACTAGAGAATGTGACTGTACTTAAAAACCAGAAAAGTCATTTGCAGGGAACGTTTTTTAAGAAGAGTTCTTCTTTGCGTAAGTTTTTGTATGATCGTAGCGTATTTGATATTACGGAGTTTACACGACCAGTTATGAAACATAAAACCATAAACGGATTTTATATATGTCCATATCAAAATAACGTCGAGCAGTGGTGTGGTCCACGTCCTTGTCCGGATTTAAAAATTTTGGGCGAAGCTGTTAAGGTTTATTTTGATCGTGTTTCCAATGGTTTGAAGGGTATTACAATTCAACCGTGGGATGTTGATACGGCTATTAATGGTGCTGTTTATGACCCATTTTGCAGGAAATTGAACATGAGTACTGGTACTGGCTATCCATTTATCGGAAAAAAATACCAGTACTTCGAGCGTATAGATGTCAAAGGTTTAATCAAATATGAAATGATCCCTGAACTCAAGCTTATGATTAAAGAGCGTATCGCCGAAATAGAAAGTGGAAAAGCAAAACCTTTTATATACGAAGGTTGTCTTAAGGATGAACCAGTTTCATTGGCGAAAGCTTCCATTGCAAAGACTAGATTGTTTTCATCTGGGAATTTGGTGGATCTTATTATCATGCGTATGTTTTTGGGACCTATACTCACTCTCATGATTGAATTTAATGATTTGTTCTGTACTGCTGTTGGGATAGATGCTCATCGGGATGGCGACAAATTTATGAAATTTTTCGAATTTAAAGAACAAGATTGGGATTTCGTGTTTGGTGAGGGAGATTATAAGTATTATGACAAGAAGCAGGGCACTGCGTTAGCAAGGGCCATGAATGAGTTCATTATATTGCTGGCAAAATCTCTAGGTTACAATGAGAGAGCTTTGCGTTTCTTGTCTTTTATTCTGGAAATGAATGTTTGCCCGTTTTATATTGTTTTAGGAGATCTATACTGTGTCCCCGGGTCACAGCCGAGTGGTATGTATGGTACGGCAGAAACTAATTCTTTGAAAGGAGCACTGATGATCATTTATGTATATCTTAAGTTGGGTGGAGATCCGCAAATGATATGGGATTACTTAAGATTTAAGACTTATGGGGATGATTTATTAACAGCTATGAGCAAATACATACTAGGATTCTTTGATATGGTTAAGTTTTCATCGATTATTGAGAGCGATTTTGGTCTCCAATTCACATCGTCAGATAAAACGACTGAGTTACAACCATTTATACCAAGTAGTGATATTACGTTTCTTAAGAGAAACATAAAGTATAGCACAAAATTAAAACGTTTTATAATGGTTCTTGACATATCTTCTATTGTTCGCAGTTTGGAATGGGTAAATCCATCAGATGAGGTTAGTCCTGAAAAACAGATGATTAGCTGTGCTCAAAGTGCTTTGCGAGAGATATTCTTTCATGAGAACATAAATTTTGATGAATTTCGTACGCTGATTATTCATGATATCGCGACAAACATGAGGTTCAATGAGAAGGAAATTCGATCTATGTTACCAACATATGATGATATTCTTCTTTCACTACAACCACAATATAACGACGTCAGTGGTGGAAGCACGTCACCAAGTAAAATGGCTGTCTCGAAAACCCGAGAAGATGACTTGGAAGTTAACAAGGGTATTATAGTTACTGAAAGCTTGGATCGGCACAGTAACTCAGAATGGTCCGCTGAAGAAAAAGATCACGAGAGGGATTTTAATCAAAATCTCAAGGAAAAGTTTGTTGAAAATCAGATGGCGTTGATAAGAATGAAGAAAGAGTTTGAAATGTTAGTCAATCCTAACCCCAACGTCACTTATTTTACAGCAATGAGGTCGGAGTTATATCATAAGAATGAATCTTATAAAAAAGCCATGGATAAATTCTGGGGTGCGAAATTTGCTATGGATAGTTTAGCTGGAGATATAGCCACCCTACGGAGAATCTTGAATGGCAGAGGTGTTCACGTAGAGAGTGATAGCATTGTTATTGGAAATACCCCTGACGAAGTCAAACATTATGAAAATGTCCAAGATGTCTCAGGGGAACCTTCCGCCGAGATGAGTTCGAAAGGCTTCCCGTATGATAGTAGGGTAAGTGATATCGGAGATTTGGGCGAGTTTCTTAAAAGGCCAGTTTTGATATATAATAGTGATCATTATGGATGGACTCCTAATGCTTATGGTGGTATACAATTGCAACCTATGAGCTTACTTTTACTCAATCCGACAATCCGTGCGAAATTAAGGAATTTTGCGTATATGCGAGCGACTTTGTGCATTCGCGTTGTTTTTTCCGGAACTCCTTTCCATTCAGGAAAAGTTGTTGTTTGTCTCATGCCTTTATCTGGGGATAATTTAAATTTGAATGTATGGGATACGGTGGATCTGACCGGTGAGTTTTCGACTAAATATTTGTGCACACAGGTAAAAAAGAAGATTATATCAGTTCATGATAATAAACCATTAGAGATTCGTCATAAACATTTATCGTATCTCCCATTATGTCGATTGTTTAATTCCTGGCCTGATACTTTGGGCGCGAGTAGCGTATTTGATGATTATTCAGGATACGCAGAATTGTATGTTCGTAATTTAAATGATATACGCTCGGTTTCAAATCAGTCGGGACACGTGTCAGCTAGTATATATGCCTGGTTAGAGGACGTTGAAATTGGAACGTCGACGGGTACAAAAATGGAGATTGTTGTTGAGAGTGATGAGCGTAAAGTAGGCCCAATAGAGAAAATTACCTCAAAAATGGCTCATGCCATGTATGAATTACGTAATATTCCTTATTTGGGACGTTATGCTTTAGCCAGTTCTAGTATTAGCAAGGGTATTTCTAATATTAGCGCCATTTTAGGTTATAGTTATCCAACCAAATACAATGATCCCACATATACGAAGCATTATGTCTTACAAAATGGATGTCATACGATTGGTATGGGAACTGGGAAGAAGTTAACTTTAGATCCTGGTCAAGAAGTTACTGTAGATACTTCATTTTGTGGAATAGACAACGATGAAATGGTGATCTCATATATCTGTTCAATACCTTCCATGATTACTAAAGTAGAGTGGATTACTTCTAGTACTCCAATGATACCTTTAGCGACTATTCCAGTTACACCTACATTACCCTCGTGCACCGGACTCATAGGGAACTATAGATACACTCAACCATCAAATATGTCATTTGCTGCTGGTCCATTTAATTATTGGAGTGGTGACGTGACGTTTATATTACAGCTGGTTAAATCACAGTTTCATCGAGGTAAGATAGCAGTTGTTTGGGAACCTAATGGGTATCAAATGTCCCTCACAACAGGTGATCAATATTTGGCGTGGCAGAATACGGTTATTTTGGATTTACAGGAAACCAAAGAGGCAGAGTTTACGGTTCATTGGAAACGTAAGTCTGATTGGCTACCCTTACAGTACATATTTGATACTGGCTATGCCGACACTAGCGCTGATGCGGCTAATGGGGTACTGAAGATTTACCCAATAACCACGCTGACGTCACCAGATGACACAGTTCCGGTTGAAATCAACATCTGGAGCTATAGTAAAAATATGAGATTCAACGTTATGAATAGAAATCAATATTTGCTCAATACGTCTGAAGTGGTGGTGGAGAGTTTGGAATTTCTCGTTAATGATGATATTATGTCATACTCCTTAAATGAAGAAACTAATAGTGGTGATAACATTAGCGTTTTACATTTTGGCGAGGAACCTATTTCCTTTAGAGCTCTTCTAAAGAAATTTGATACTATTGCACCCATAACGTGTACACCTGCAACGGCAGTTCGTGTTGTTGTTCCCATAGGAAAAGTACATGATGAGAACAATTTATTTTCCTATTTATACCATGCTTATTTGGGTAGAAGAGGTGGCATGAGATTTAGATTTATAAGAGCTCAAGGAGTATCTGATGGAGATATTAGCACTGCATGGCTTAATCCTCCATCTTCGATGTTCCTCGATGCGATTTCGGTGGATAATACGGCGTCACTGAAGCATACTATGAATAATTATGTTCGTTTTTATGGCGGCAATGAAAGAACTTTTGAGATTGAAGCACCTTATTATTCGGCAAATTTAATGACTCCCAATTACAATGAAGGGTCTCTTGCTAGAAATTGGGTGCGGCAGTACGTGCGATACGTAAGTGCTTCGGTTATATCAGGCTCTACGATCAACTCCCAATTTGGCGTTGTAGATAGAGCTGTAGCGGATGATTTTAGCTTTGTTCGTTATATAGGGCCACCAGGCCGGAGAGAGTTGTTTTAGACAACATGTTTTAGATAAA